TCAAAGATTGAACCGTACTGGTCGGAGAAGAATGACCAGTCAGGAACAGCAAGGCGCCGAGTACCTAACTCGATTAGAGAAAGCGCATCGGCAATTGCTGCAGACGAGGCCTCCGAAGGCCTTTTGACGTCATCAATCTTCTTGCGAATGGACTTAAGTGATAAATCACTTAAGGACTTAGGCTTGAAGACCTTATGAGATGCTGTTAACACCCACAAGGTGGTCAGTGGCAAGTCTTGCAATCCACTTAGGATGCGTGGGAAACCAGCATCCGTCGTGGATATCCAAGGTTCACGTTCGGTACACCGTCGACTATCTGCTTTTGCAAGCAGCCAGTGGCGCAATTGGGAGCACACGCGCTTCAACAGCTCGTGAGCACCAATCCAGCCCCTCTTGGTAAGTTGAAGGTCTAACCAACAAACTACTCCTCGAGTGACATCATAAGGTACTTTCAAATAATGAAAGTAGCGCTTGATTAGCTTATGTAAGTCCACTGCTCTTTAGACACTAGTGTCGAACTAGGTAAACACAGAAGTTATTAAACTCTGCAAGATTTGATTTATGCAGAGGCTTCATGTTGTCCCAAAGTTGTTCACGAATACTACGTGTAAGAGAGGATAAAACCCCTAGAAACGCGTAGCTAGTGTGCTGTGGGTAATATTTTCCCCACTTCGGATAGTCCTCAGACACATCAGAGATGTTGTCAAGTAGACTACAAATCTGAGTGATGTAAGAACCACCCTTTGGCTTGAGAGCCGACCTCAATCGTTGTGCAGATGACAAACCAATGCCGTCAGCAAGCGCGAAAGACTCACGCTCTACACTGGACTTTAGTCCCTGACAAAGGAGAGATTCTATGCGGTCTTGTATTGTCATCAATACATCTTCCTGCATAAAGCGGGAAAGAAGACGAGACACTGCATCAGTCCGGGTTTGGATAAGACCCTTCCTGACACGACCGGCTAGAGACCGAGCATCATTGAGAACCTTTTGGGCTCTGTAGTCAACTACGGACTCCCAAAGCGAACATAGTTCCTCTGGTGTGAAGCCATTGCGCTGGATGATATCATTACTGACAGGCCCATTCTCAATGGGGCATGCCAGCATGTCATTGCATCCTAAAGCTGCTAGTCGAGATAACCAGAACGACCTTTCTACCTTTGATCGGTCTCCACGTGGAGAACCATCCGGTATTGGTTGTTGGAGGTTCACTGACACTGAGTACCACGTTGCTTTAGTAACAACGGGCATCTTGCCAGGAAAGCAGAACATGCTGTCGTAGATATACGCTCCTGCAAATTCTGCAACTGTAGACGACTCTACGCCTTTCGACGTAGAAATCGTCACACCAATCTTAGGGAGAAAGTCCAAGCACCATTTTGCGAGGCCTGGATCGCCTACTACCAAGTCATCGCCAAGGACTTTGAAGTTATCTTCATAGCCCCAGCGCTGGCAAGCACCATTGAGTAGTGCCACCATAGTCATGGTATATAAAGGCATGCTGAATGGTAAACCCATAGGCTGACCACACGCCAGACGTATACGAGAACTCTTGTATACCGACTGGAGGTCACCGCTGACGCCCCAGCTACCACGTGAAACACGTGATATGTATCGGATGTACTCCTTTGGAACACCAATAAGGTGCGCAAAGTAGAGTTGCAGACGCAACGGGAAGCGATCGGTCGCAGATGACTGGTCTATGGACGAAACAACTTTGTTGTGTCGCATCCAGAGCTGGGCACCAGCCACACGCTCTTCAGGGTGGAGATAACGAACAGAGTAACCGCAAGTCCTCTCGAGTTCTTCTAAGAACTTGAAGAGTGGACGGTCTGCAGCTTTCAGTAATAGGTTAGGTGCAAAATATGCCCTTGCCTTATTGCCGGGTTCTGCAGCCATCTGATACTCTCCCATGAGTGAGAAGGTAGGGTCACTAACTGTGATCATCTTCTGACCGTGTTGAAGATATCGGTATTTACCATTGGATGTCTTATCAATATTTGACATGACATTCATCGGTAGGAAAGTCATCGAAGCATCAACTGGTTCCAACCAGTGCCGATGTTTGTGATAGAACTGAATAAGATAGCAAATGCCATCGTAATCCAGCTCGTGCTTGGATTCAAAGATTGAACCGTACTGGTCGGAGAAGAATGACCAGTCAGGAACAGCAAGGCGCCGAGTACCTAACTCGATTAGAGAAAGCGCATCGGCAATTGCTGCAGACGAGGCCTCCGAAGGCCTT